CGCCTCGATGTAAGCGCGCATTTTGTTTGAAACTTTTATGCACTTGGTTTGAAACGTTCAAAATGCGGCGACTTTGGAAAGCGTTTCAGACCCGTTTGATTGCGAACCAGTGCCCCGCGAGGGCTGACGCCAGGGTTGTGGTGCCAGCAACGATCTGGACCTGTAGCTCGTAGTAGTCCCCGGCCGTGGCCGAATCCAGGCCGACGACCTGCAGGACTCGACCATGGAGTGAGCCAGCGTTGAAAGCGAAGAAACCCACGACGGTTGTGCCGTTTTTGAGGATTCTAACGTACCGACCAGCGTTTACTCCGCCGTGCTCTACCTGACCTGCGAGCTCGTAGCGGCCGGCCATTCCTGTTGGGACAGTCAGTCGTGATGGGTTGGTCACATTGTCGTGGAAGGCCTCATCATCCCAGGATTCGGTCGTGAACGAGAGGGTCACCCACGTTACGTTTGGGAGTGACGTCGTTGCATCGGTCGACGTGACCTTGCAGCTGGCACGTTTCACGACCTCGTCGCTCGAGGCGAGCGCACCACCGCCGCCCCAGCTGATGGCGCCGCCGAAATCCACGCCGCCGACCGATGTGACATCGAGAATGACGTCCAGTCCTCCGGGAGAGAGGATGCGCATATCACGAGCCGTGCCGGTGGGCAGACGCATCATGAGACCGTGAGTGTCATTGCGGCACATCTGGCCGGTGAGTGCCGAGGCGGTACCGCCGAATTCGAGCCGTTGATTTTGGAGCTTCTGGGTGCCACCAGTGAACGTGTTCGCGGCGTCCAGTAGTGGCACGTTCGCCGATAGCCGCGCGTCAGGCAACGTGCCAGTGACCGCGTTCGCGCCGGCGAGATTCACGGCACCGAACCCGAGCGCAGTGCCGCTGCGTCGCAGGACTTGGTGGTCACTGGCGGCAGCGATGTCCGCAGGATCACCCAATGAGTTCGCGGCGCGGCCAAGTACGGACAGGGCGGCGGAGTCGCGTAGTTTCGCGTTCGTCACCGCGTTGTTCGCCAGATCCGATGTCCCAATTGCGGCCGAAAGCAGCCTGTAGAACGCGCCGTAGTCACCAGACTCAGCAACCACGTCGCCCGTGCGGCCGAACACCGAAGAAACACCGCCACCGCTGGTGCCCGCGTACACGCGCCAACGGGAATTCACCTCCTCGTAAAAGATGATGGCGTGCTCCCCCGCCGCTAGGACGATATCCACGCCACCGGGGCAGACGAGACGATTGGCAGTGGAGGAACCCACGTTCTGATGCCGCAGAGTCAGAGCTTGGCCGTTGTCATTCCAGACCACGAAGACCCTGCCTGCTTCACCGGTGTTGTTGGTCCCGTCCTTGGCGACGATTCCCGTGACCGCCCCTGCAGCGGTGAGCCCGCTGAATCGGATCACCGTCGCGATCGACGAGATTGTTACGTTGTGATTGTCCCCGTTTGCTAATGTCACCGCACTGAGCCCTTTTGTTAGGAACTCAGGTGCGTATCCAGTAGTGTTAGGCGCTGCAGAGCTTCCACCCGACTGTGCCACACCCCACGAGATCAATCCATGCAGCGAGCGTGCATGCAGCTGTGACTCCCAGGTTTTAGTGTGGCCCGAATCGTTAAGCCCCTCATATGCGAACGAACCGAGGCTCATCGTGTCCACCCGTTTGGCCTCAGGCTTGGCGAGTGCGACAGTTGCGCCGGACGGGTTGTCTCCTTCGGCCGTCAGAATCGCAACGTCGATCCACGGGAACTGTCCGAGGAATTCGTAGAACTGTAGCTCGGTGATGTTGACGTCGACCGCACTCGAGCCGATCTGCCGAACCTTCCAGTGGCGGTGATCACCAGGCGCGCCCCAGCTCGCCACGCGGCGCGCTGGCGAAAAACCCGAGCCGTTCTCGTCCACGAGGTAGGCCCCGAGCTCACTGAGTTGGATCGTTGCCGCCTGTGTATACCCTGATCCATCATCCGAGTACTCGATCGCGCACGTGACGATCCCTGTACCGGTCGCCGCGGCGACGAGCTCTCGAAACTCGATTGTGTTCCCGGCCCCAGCGTCGAACTTAACTTCGGACTGGCCGGCGACATTGAAATCAAGCGCGACAGACGCAAAGCCACCGTCATTGATCGCGGCCAGGTCGACGTTGCCGCAGTTGACGGTTGCCCAGAACGTGTTGTCGTACACCGTGGTCGACCGGTTCGGGATCTCCGTCCAACTCGTCGACTGCACGTCCTCGGGGGCATCCTTGTCGTCCACTGCGACACCAGCCGGGTACGGAGGCTGTGCCCGAGGGTCGCCGAAGACGGACTTGATCGTCGATTCGTCCGCGACGGTTGTGTCGGAGTACCTTGCGGCGTCGTACTCGAGGTACTCGATGTCGTAGGTGTGGTCGGAGTTTCGCGTCACGCCGAGCGCGCGGAATGCCTGGTTGAGCCCTTTTGCCGCCTGGACAACCGTGATGACGTCGCCTGGTTCGCGTTCCACGGCCGTCGCGCGCTCGGTGCGGGAGAGGACGCCGTCGAAGACCAGGTCATTGAGGAGAAAAATCGAGAGGCGCTTCGCCTGGCTGCGCTTGTGGATGCCCCAGATCTTGTGAGTCACCGTGACCGGGTCCTCGTCGCCTGCGAGGAGTGCCGCGGTCTTTGACTCTTCGAATGCCTCGCGATTGAACCCGTCGCTCTCGTCCGCGAAGTAGACGACGACGTTGTTCGGTTTTGTGAACGGGTCGTTGCGCCGGTCAAACTGGTATCCCTGCCGGAGAAGGTCGCTGTCATTCACACTCGCCGACGGCGATGCCGGGCGGTCGAGGAAGAGGCGCAGCTGCTGGCCGTCCCACCACGGGTGCCCGTTCCCGGCGATGTCGAACTCGGCGAGCCAGTCCTCTACCGACGCGTCATCGGTGATGAGTGGATGGTATTCGTACCGCTTCGCTCCGTCACCCATCACCTCGTCGGCCGTGGTCGCTGCTGCCGCCCAGTCCGACGTCAGGAGGGCCGCCTCCGGAAGTGCCTGGCCAGCCGGATCCCGGCGGTAATCGTAGTTCTGCACCCACAGGTTCGTCGAGTACGCAATCGGGTTGGTGAGGTTCCCGGGGTCCAGGCAGCGGCGGCCCTTGAACCGCCACTTCATGTTGGGCATCGACTGCCACAGCACACCGAACGCGCGGAGTTTCAGGATGCCATACGTGACGTTGTCGAGCGTCTCGTTCCAGCTCGGCAGCACGGTCGCGAGATTCGGGTCGGCCGTCTGCCCGGGAGCCCCGCGATAGAACCAGTACTGCGCATAGGTCGACGTCCAGCTCGAGACGGGGCGGTCGTTGAGGAGAAGCTCGCCCCACTCACCGTCCGTCTCGCCCCAGCCGAGCGGCACCACGAGCCAGAGCTGGTCATCCGGCGCGTGCCGGTAGGCGAACATGACCTGACCGCCGAGCTGCTGCTTGCCGTAGGGCATGTCGACGTTGCCCGTCACTCCCGCGAGCGTGATCGTCCGGTCACGCTTCGGCTCGGTCCGCGGGACCGGCCGGTATGGATCCTCGGGCCCCGGCGGCGTGTAGACGGGCGGCGGATAGTCGTAGACCGGATCCGGCCGCACCCCTCGCTTCCGCGTTGCCATCAGCTCGGATCCTCGATCAGCCCAACGGCCCATTGCCAGAGGTCGGCCTCGTTGTTGCCGGGCGAGGGGGACGCGAACTCATACCAGACCTTCGGGAACCAGCGTCTGCCTGACAGCCAGCTCGTCGTCACCGCAACGCCGTTGCCGGGCGCGACGGTGAACGTGACCCGGTCCTTGCCGCCGCTGCCAGCCCCAGCCGCGAAGGTGTAGCCCGCTTCGGGTACACCCGCCAGGAGCATCGTGAGATCAGCCGAGTCGATCGACTTGCCCGGCAAATCGAAGATGGTCTCGACGCCGTCACCGGTGCCGACAGCGAGCCCCGTCCAACGGGACCACCAGCCGTCGAACATCGCGAAGTGCGTGTGCTTGTAGAGATTCCAGTGCGCCTCGAGCAGATATTGCTCCGTCTGATAGGCATTGATCGCCCAGTCGGCGCGCCAGCGGTAGCGCTGCGAGGCGAGCCCCGGGAGCGCGAAGGCCTGAATACCACCGTCCTCGAGGTCGGTGCGGTTGCCGAGGGGCTCCGGCGTGCGCACCCAGCGGCCGCCTGCGACGTCAGGAAAGAGACTCATCCGCCCACCTCGATCTTCGTTCCGGGCGCCAGCGGCGCGTGATCGCTCATGAGGCCCGCGTAGGAGACGTTGGTCCCCTTGCCGCGGCGGCCCAACTTTTGGCCGCACTCGATCGCGACCGAGAGCGCGTCGAATCGCCCGCGACCCGTGAGCCCGGCGAAGTAAGGCTCGAGGACGAATGCCGAGCCATTCCACCACGCGCGCTTGATCGTCACGGGCTGCTTCACATTGGCCGAGTCGAGCGGCAGCCAGGTCATCGACGCGTCCGCATCCGCGAACGTCACCTCGCAGACCGACTTCTCGCCGCCAGGAGCCCACCGGATCGCGCTGACCGCGAGACCCTCGTAGTACGCGTAGACATCGCCTCCGTCTGTATAACCCTCGCGGTAATTCGTGGCGAGGACGGTGGAAGACACCTCGAGCTTGACGAGCCAGATTGTCTCGATCGTCTGCGCGGCGGCGAGAGGCGGAATCGCTGGGTCCAGTGGTGGCATGTCTCGAAAAGGGTCTCCTCGTCAGGCGTCGTAGCCAGGATCGATGCTCCGGGGGTTGTCGCGGATCGTCGCGATCGTCGTCCGCGCCACCTCGACGCCCCACTGGCGCATGAGGTCAGAGCCGGGCCCCGTGAGCTCGACCTGGACATTCACATTCATGTTGCCGCCGCCCCTTCGCAGTGCGGCGGACTCGCGCGCGGTCAAGACCGACTCGCCGCGGTGCAGCGAGGCGACGTAACCATCATACGGTACGTAGTCAAGCCCCCCAGCGAGCTGCGGGAGAGTTGTGGGGCTCGTGCCGGGAGCATAGGAAACCGGCATCTTGAATCCACCACCGAACTGGGCGAGCTGGTCCAGCATCTCCTGGACGCGTCGCGCGACGTCGTAGCTCGAGTCAACGGCGTGGTCGGACGAGGCGAGGATCGCGCGCGCGAAGTGTTGCGCGGCAAGGGCCGCCGCGTCGAACGACGCGGGGATCGTATCGACTGACGACGTCGCGAAGTTGATCGCGTTCGTGAATCCATCGATGTCCGGGGCATCCGGTTGAAGTGGGAAGCCAGGGCGCCCAACGCCACCGCCACCGCCGCCCGGCCAAGGAACAAAATTCGCCGACGCCTCGAGCAGCGCCTTCGCGGCCTCGTCGAGGAGACTGAACGCTTTCATTTGCTGCTCGACCACCTGATCCCGAGCGTCTTCGAAGCCTGTGGCGCCGAGCCCGAGAGCCTCACGCTTGATCGTTTCGAGCCAGTCGACGATGCCTGACAGGTCGAACCCTTCGGTCTGCCCCAGTCCGAAGACCTGCTCCATGTAGCGCTGAAGCACCGACCCGAGTCGTGAGATCTCGGCGTCATCCCCGCGCGCACTCGCCGCGGCAAGCGCGCCCATCGTCTGATTGATGCGATCAGTCAGGAAGTTCATCTGTTCCTGTGGACCCATCAGCGCCATCTGGAACCGCTCGCTCTGCGCGGCAAATGACTCCTCGAACTGTCGCTGTGCCGCGTCGATCTGCTGCACCCTTTGCAGCATGTTGTCCCAGATCTGCTGACCGAGCTGATTCACCTCGCGCATCGCGGCGATCTGGTCGGACGGATCGAGGTCGGGGATCGCCGACGCCAGCCGGTCGAGGTCATTCACCATGGTCCGGATGCGCATGATCGGACGCTGGCTGATGAGGTCGACCTGCGCGGCGTTCACGACGTTCGCGCCCGCGAAGAGGTCACTGACGCGAATGCTCTCGATGACCGTCGTCACGTAATCGCGGATCGCTCCTCGCAGCTCCTCGCCCTTGAGCTGGCCCCACTCGAGGAGTTGCTCTTTGATCCGATCGCCGGAGACGCCTAACGCGGCGAGCCCTGCAAGGATCGCGCGCTCGAACGACGCGAAGAGCGTCTGGTTCAGCTCTTCCCCGAGGAAGTCCCCGAGCGCGTCGAATGCTCCTGCGTCCTTGATGTCGCCCACACCCTCGACGACACCGAGAGCATTCAGCGGCTTAACGAGGTCTTTGAGCGCCGCGCGCAGATCCTCTGGAAACAGGTCAAGGATCGACTGCCAGCTCTTCATCTGGTCGCCGATGTACCGATTGATGTCTCGCTCGAGGCGCTCCCGGCCCTCCTTTGAAAGCCCTTTTTCAGTCACCGTGGCGACGCCGTCTTCGATCGCCACATTGATCCAGTCGGAGCTCTTCTCGATCGCACCACCGATCGCCGTGCCGATGACAGAGCCGATAACCGCCCCCATCTGGGGGTTCCCGAAGAAGTAATACCCGATCGCAGCACCGATTGCCCCACCGATCGAGCCACCCTCGGCCGCGTAATTCCCGGGGCCAAGGAGCGCGGAGCCAACACCGCCGATAACCGAGCCCCACCCGGCACCGCCGAGCGCGGCGTCGATTCCACCACCGGAGTTGCCTAACGCATCCCACATCGCGCGGAACTGGCTGATGATCGATTCCTTCCCGGTGGCGGCGCGAGCGATCATGTTCGAGAACATCTTCGCCCACATGGACTGCAGGTCGTCGACGAGGCCCTCGAACGCACCCGCAAAGTCGAGATCACCCTCGAAAAGACCTTCGAACAGATCGTCGAGCGCGCCTTGTAAGGCATCGACCGATCCAACGGCGAGGTCCGCCATGTCTTGGGCCATCGAACCGAGCTTTGCTTTGATGGTCGCGGCGACCTTGTCCGCCCACGCCGCGGTCTTCGGAATGTCCTGGTCTCGCAGCTTCTGAATCTGGTCGAGCGTGTGCTTCTCGCTGCGCAGCCGCTCGAGCGTGAGCTCGTTGAGGGCCTTCAGCTTGTCCTCAGCCGTCAGCTTGTCGTCGTTTGCGATCGCCTCACGTTGTGCATCGAACCATTCCTCGAGCTGCGAGAGTTTCTCCTGCTTTTCTCGCTCGAGCGCGTCCGTGATGAGGTCGAGACGGTCGTCGTTGATCCGCTTCTGGATGTCGCGCTCCAGCTTGCGGAGACGCTCACCGGATTCGGCGATCGCGCTCTCCTGTATTGCGAGAGCCTTCTGGTCGAAGAACTGGTTGAGGAGGCCAGTGGCCGCATCTCCACTCGTCGGGAGGGCAAGCCCTTTTAGCTTCTTCAGCCAGTCGTCGAGCTTGTCAAGAGCGGCCTCGCGCGCCTTCTCATTGCCCGCAAGAGCCTTGGCAACCGGATCGCCGATCGCGTCGGTCTGCCGCTCAAAGTCTTTCAGCCATGCGATGTAGTCGGAGAGCCCTTCCTTCTGCTTGTCCGTAAGCTCCGCCAAACCTCCGCCAGGTGCCGACCCCGTGAGGCCTGACATCGCGCTCGCGATTGCCTCCTTGACCTGATTCGCGACCGGGAGCGCGCCCTCGAGAAGCCCGCTGAGAGCCGACGCCATCGACGGCAGCTCCTTGGCCTTCAGCGCCTCGTTGAGAGCGTCACCCGTGACCTCGGCGTCCTGCTCGAGCTGCGTGAGCATCTTCGCCCAGGCCGCCTCGGCCGCCGCGGCGTTCTCCCCCGTCTCAGCCTTCCACTGCGCGCTGAGTGTGCTCATCGTGGCCGCGAAATCCTTCGCCCCAACCTTGTCCGCGAGAAACGCGAGGAATCCGGTGATGTGCTGGCCCGCCGTTGTCAGCACCGCCTGCATCCCCTCGGCGACGACGGTGGAAAGGTTGAGCACGACGTTGCCAACCTGCATGAGTCCGCCGCCGATTGCGGTCGCCACCCAGCTCGCCCATGCCGCGATCGGCCTGCCGTTGATCTCGACGTCCTCGAACTGGCGCACCTGTTCCCACGCGGCAGCGATCCCGATGATCCCTACGATGACCATGCCGATCGGGCTGAGGAGCGCGCTGATCGCGGCGCCGAGTGCGATGATCGCAGCGACGGAGGTGCCGAGCGCCGCGATGTCGGCGAGGAGCTCACGGTTATTGGAGATCCACTCGCCTGTCGTATCGATCACGCGGTCGATCCCGCCCACGATTCGTCCGACCACCGACCCAATCGTGTCGGCATTCGCGGAGAACCATGTACCGATCGCGAGGATCTTCGGTTTGAGCCCCGCGAAGAGAGGCTCGAACGCCCGCGCGAGGGCGGAATCGATGACCTCCATGACGTTGACGATTGTGCCGCGCAGGGTCTTCGCCTGCTCGGCTGCAGCGATGCCGTAGGCCTCGGTGCGCTGCAGGATCTCCTCATACAGCTTTCCCTCGCGAATCAGCTCCTTGATCTGGGCTCCCGTGAAGCCTAACCGCTTCGCGATGAGCGCGTCTTCGTTCACGTCGCCCGAGAAAAGCGCACGAATCTCCTGGGCGAGCTGGTCCATGCGCACGTTCATGGCCGGTGCCGCCTGGACGATGCGGGTCGTGACGTCGAGGATCCGGTCGAGGTCGAGCGCGAGACCCGAGGCGCGCGCCGTCCCAACGGCCGTGTTGAACGCGTCGGCCAGCTGTGGAATCGTCGCCGAGGTCTCGAGAGCCGACGCCTCGATCTGCCTCAAGATGCGGTCGCTATCGACCAGCGCGGCCTGATAGGCCTCGCTCGCATCAGCGACCCTGCCCATGGAGTCGACGTACTCGAGGTTCGCTGAGAGCGTACCGGCGAGACCAATCCGCTGCTGCTCGAGGTTCTGGGAGTACTCGAACCCGCGGCGGATCGCGAGACCGAGCCCCGCCGCGCCCGCGAGACCCGCGACCGCGGTTCCGACGCGCGTGAAAAGTCCATCCAGGGGGCCGAGTGCCGCGGCAAGGTTGCGCTGTGCGGCCCCTAGGACACCCGTCTTGCGCGCGGTCTTCTCGCTCTCGGCGCCGTACCGGGCGAGCTTTGCCGAGGCCTTGTCGATGACGATCGACCCGTCATCGCGGACGCGGAGCGTCAGGCTGAGGACGCGGTTCTGGCTCACGTGGAGCCTCCAGCCCGGACGACGTCTTCAGGTTGCGGTTGCAATGCCTGACATACAGGTTCTCCAGCAAACGGAAGAGCTCGAACGCGTCGCACCGCGCCTCGTCCGGGATTCCGAGCAGGTCCATGTACCACGCCACCGGGCCATGCGCGAGGCCCACGATGCCTCCGGCTGGTGAGGGAATGCCCTGGCTCTGCGCCATCGCGAAGAGGTCCCACACGGTCTGGTTTCCTGGCCAGAGACCGGGCGGCGGGGACGCCTTCGACGGGCGTGGTGTGAAGACCTTTCCCCGCCGCGCCGCGAACTCGGCGCGCGTCTGGTCGGAGTGGCGTTTCCGCTCTGCGACCTCCTGCTCTGGGCTCCAGTACCATTCCGCGTGGGCTACGAGTTTTTTGCTCGCGCCATCCCGAGACGCGCGGATTCGTTGATGACCCAGGTCGCGACCATCTCGAACGAATGCGGTTTGATGCCCGCGGTCACCGCGAGGCCATCGCGAAACGACTTGGCGTCCAGCCTGTCCCCGATCACTGCGAGCTCGTCCTTGATCTCGGGGTGGCCCGCGAGGAGCACGTCATACTCGGCCCGTACCTGGCTCACCGCGACGAGGACACCCTTTCTCGCGCCATCTTCCCGCGCCGCTCGGTTTGCGTCATCGTCGGGCCCGTCGTCTTCGTAGGTCTGCTCGAGGAGCGCGAGGATGAGCTCCTGCGATGAGGGAATCGGCTCGCCCGTTTCCTCATCGACGATGTCCGAGACGGAGACGACCTTCCCCGCGGCATACTCGATGAGCTCATCGAGCCGCTTGAGCTGCAGGGCATCGGCCGTCTGCTGATCGAGCGCTTTGGAGGCGTCGTCGTTCACGGCGTCATCGTCCGGGACGTCAACACCTTCGTCGCGCATTTTCTGGCGCATCGATGAGCGCCACGCCATGATTTCTTTCGAGCCCGTCGGCCGAATCCTGTACTTCGCACCGGCCGGGTGCGATACCGGGATTGCCGCGTCAGGCCTGACATAACTCTGTGCCATGTTGCTCCCTTTCTGTCTCTCTCGCCGGTTGGGGTGATGGGGGCGGGGCGCCCCGCAGCCTTACGGCTGCGGGTACGACTCGACCTGATTGCGAAGCTGGAACCAGAACGGGCTCTGGGAGTCCGACTGGTAGAACGAGCGGAACGAGAACGACTGCATCGTCCCGTCCTCGCCGTCGATCTTCGGTCCCTTCGGCTCGAGGTCCTGCTCGGGCAGGCGGAATTCGAACTCGTCGTTGCCCTGGACGAGGACCGACGTCACCTTTTGCGCCGTCCCCTCACGGGCCTTCTGCCAGTGATCGTCGTCCTCGAAGTAGCTGTCGAGCGTGCCCGTCACCTCGAACTTGCCGCGCCGCGTCTGCGTTGCGATTCCGCCCGCGTTGTGAGGGCGCTTCTGCGGCGTGTTGATTCCGATCGAGACCGAGAGGTTCGAGACGACGCCCGTGTCCGTATCGTCCTCAAGGATCGTGTAATTCGCGTACTCGCCCGGATCGCCCGCGAGCTCGGTCGGCGTCGCATCGAGCGAGCTCGTGTCCTTGACGAGCAGCCCCGAGCCGATCGTGTCGAACCCAACCTGGAAGATCCCCTCCACCGGGCAGTCGAGCGTGAACGCCCGGACCATCTGGTCCATGAACCGGTAGTAGAGGTTGCCGGCCGACCACCCCGCCTCGATGAGGAAGAAGATCTCGGCGAGCGAGAGCGTCCCGGTGTGGAGAGACCAGAGGTCTGCCGTCGCCGTCGCCCCCGTGCCGTCGCCCGTGATGTCGACCGTCGGCGCCGAGGTGTAGCCGCTGCCGTAGGCGGTGACCGTGATTGCCGTCACGACACCGCCAACAACCGTGGCGGTCGCCGTGGCACCCGTGCCACCACCGCCCGTGAAGCCAACCGTCGCGGACGTGTAACCCGAGCCCCCCGCCGTCACGGCACAGCTGCGCACCCCTTTCGTCGAGGCCATCCCGGCCGAGAGGTACTTGAGCGGCCAGCCGAGCCACGGGAGGTTCGGCACGACCTTCATCGTGATGTCCGACGTGTGGTTCCCGCGGGCGGGCTTGCGCTCGAACCCGTCGCGGAAGACCGCGGGGTTCTGAATCAGGTTGCGCCCGTGCGCGTCCTCGACCGACGTGCCGGACATCCAGGGGATGACCTGGCCGTCCGGGCTCGCGGGCGCCGCGCCGTAAGCGTCCTGGGGGATGAGTAGCAGTTGTACGTCATTCGGTGTGAACATGTGCCTTGGCCTCCCTCTCTCTCGCCCGCCAGCCCGCGCCTATTGCATCGGTCCGCCAGGTGATCTGTTCGTTGGTCTCTTGTTTTTACCGCCGCTCCACGCGCCGGAATGACTTCCGCGTACAGAGGTCTGCCGCGGCCTTGTCAGGCGAAACTCCGAGGCTCGTTGCCAGTGCCGCGAGCGCGTCCTTTGTTACGAAGGCCCCGGGCTCGAGCGCCCCGACGCCGCGAATCGTCGCCGCGGGCCCGTAGTATTCGAGGACGGCATCCTTGGGGGGGCGCGGTTCTTTCGCCTTCTTCGTCCCCTCCGTCGTCGTCGCTTCGCGTGCCTCGGGCTCCACCTCGATGGGCACCGTCACTTTCTTTTCAGCCATCTTTCAACCCCTTTCTCACGTCTCGTGAACCGTGGTTTCAAAGTACTGTCCGTAGCAGACCCTCGGGCCCGCGCGACCCTCGAAGCGGCCACCGTCGATGAGCTTGAGTGCACGTTGAGCCGAGGCGGGTTTCCAGCCTCGCAGCGCGTCGCGCACCTTTTTTCGAAGGCTGTACGATCCCGCACCGCTCTTGGCCCGAAAGGACTCAGTGACGACCCCGACCGCAATCTGGAGCGTGATGACCTGCGAGCTCCGGTTGTGTGCGTAGGGCCCGGGGCTCGGCTCGTCGACGATGAGCGTGTACGCGCTCGGCGCCGGGGCTCGTCGCAGGATCTCCTCGTTGAACTCCTCGCCGTTCTCGATCCGCACGAGCTCGGGCACGAGGTCCTTGAGCCGGATCTGAATCTCGGCCTCGACCGGGTGCAGGTCCTGATCTTCAGGAATGAACGTCATCGGACCCCCACGCACTTCGATTCATAGCGAGCCTCGTGGCAGGACTGGCAGACCTTCACCTCGCCAGGCACCGCGATGAGAGCCGCGCGGAATGCCTGACAGCGCGTGCACTGCTGAGGGTACGGCGGGAGCTGTCCCATCCGTACCTCCTCGAGGTTGCGGCCCGGATGCCACTCCCAGTGAGGGCGGTCCTTGACCTTCCAGGTGCCGCCCCATACGACGCCGTCGACGAGCGTCTTCCAGATCTCGTTCATCGCTCCATAGAGCTCGTCGATCTTTGCCCAGTTTTTCTTCCGTTCGAGCTCACCGATCCAGTGGTCGAGTTTGTCAGGCCCGCTCCGGAATCCGAGATCGACCGCGAATCCGAGGACGTGCCAGCTCCAGAGCACCCACGTGACAGGCTTGCCCCACTCGAGGAACGAGACGACATTCGACGCCTCGCCACAGCTCACGTAGACCTTCGCGCTGCGGAGTTTTGTGACGACCGTCGGGATCACGCCCGGGAACTTTCTCTCCGAGTCCACCGTCATACGTCCCTGCGCGTAGAGACACGCCTGATAATCGAGCGAGCGCGTGCCCTGCATGATGAACGGGTAGAGCCCTGCTTGCGGCGCGCGCGCCATCACCTCGGTGACGATCGGCTGGAAGTACGGATGCAGATCTTCGATGCGCCGGCTATTCATCAGCCTTCTCCTCGATGTCAGGCAGCTCGACGGTCTGCCCGGCGAGTGGGTGCGTCGAGTCGGGGAGAAACTGAATCCGACCCTCCCGCACGAAGCTGTGGCAGACGAACGGCTCACGATCGGCATGGTCGAAACGCAGAAGGATCGAGGGCGTGAGCGTCGGCCTCTCCAGATCGCCGTTGAAACCCCATGCCTTCGGACCTTCGACCGGGACGTACTTCCTGCCCGAGTGAGGCCCGAAGCCGGCAGCACACCCGGGGCAGTCGAAGACAAGATGCGGTCCTGACCGTCGTGCCTTCATGCCGTCCCCCTGCCAAAGCTGCTCTCGATGTAGTCGAGGTACTTCGCCTCGATCATGGCTTCGTCTTTACGTGTCAGGCCGAACCACTCGTTCTTCGGCATCCGCACAGAGCGGACGAGGAGGAACAACGCACGAATCTTTGCGCCGGTGCCGGATGCGGAGGGCGTCTTCTGAAACAGGTAGAGCTTCCCCCGCACGCGCCGGAAGAACGTGTCCTTGTAATCGCGTGCACGGGCTCCTGGACGGTTGGCGTTGAGGGACGAGCGCTCGCCTTTGATCGCAAACGCACCGCCCTTCGCGCGCATCGGGATCGTCAGAAATTTCTTGCCCGGCCCCGGGCGGATCTCTCCGCCACGCTGGAAGACAGCGGCTCCCTTGAAGGTCGAAAAGAATTCGAGCCCCCCGTCCCCTGCAATCGCGTAATTGAGTGACCGCCCAAAGCGCCCTAACGGACCACCGAGCGCGCGCCCGCCTGACAGAAGGCTCGCGGACGAGTGCAGAGGCCGCCCGTTCACGTCGAGCCCCGCGGCAAGACGGCGCTTGTGCGAGTTACGGAGCGCCTCGCCGATGTCCTTCGAGGCCGGGCGGACGTCGTGCATCGCGCGGTCGACACGCTCGAGCGCTTGCTCGACCCTCTCCAACCCCTCGAGGCGATGACCCACTCGCACCGGCATCAGAGATCTCCCAGCCTTTCGCGCGTGAACCGGCCAGGCGTCGGACAGACCGCCTCGGCTCCACCCGTCGAGGACTCGAGGACGGAGGTGTCCTTTTCGGTTGCTCCCACGATGTAGGCGAGCCGTTTCGGGCCGGCGGAAATACGCTCGTACCAGGTGCGGATCTCCTTCCACTTCGCAATCCAGAACGCACCCTCCTTGTCAGGGTCGAGAAACTCCGGACGCCTCGTCATGAGGCCGTACCCCACGGCATAGAGGAGCGTCGTCACGACCACACGCGGCGGAGACGCGGGGTCTGCGACGAGCCGCACGGGCGTCTCGTAGTAGACCCCCGCATAGCTCTCGAACACGCCCTCGGCATCCTCGATGATCTCGTCGAGGACGCCGGCCTCCGGAGCGATCGCGCCCGGGTCCTCGGTCGTGAGCTCGATGAGACGGCGTGGATCGATGAGCGTCTCGATCTTCGCCTGGTCGATTCCATAGTTACTGGGCACCCTTTAACCCTCCGGGATATTGCTGCAGTCCATTGACCCGTCAGCCGGCAACGACTCCCGCTTCCACGAGGATCGCCGTCTCGAGCTCGTCGAGCGTCACGCCCTTGCGGAACGACTCGATGCCCTTGAACTCGCGCCCGCCGAACGTGTACGTTCCACCGTCACGACCGGCCGCACCCGTGGCGAGAGCGATCCGCGCGAGGCGGTCGAACGCAACGAGGCCTTCGGCCTGGCTGGGAGGAATCGGGGCGTCGCCATCGGCGAGTGTGCCGTCCCCGAGGAAGGCCGCGAGGTCACCCGCCGGCAAGTCACTGTCACCGATCGTGTCGCCCGAGACCAGGATGCGGGGCTGCCCCTTCTCGTCGCGTCCGAGGTTGATCGTCCGGCGCACCTCGTATTTCTTCGGGAGCGGAGCACCCTTCTTCGCAGGCTTCGAAGCGGCGGTAGCAGGGACCTTCGCGCCCTGCTCTCGAGTGACCGGTGCCGGAGCTCCTCCGTCGGTTGCTGGAGTCGTGGTGGCCGCCGTGGCGGTGGGGCTCGTCGTCTTGTCAGGCTTTGCATTTGCCATTGGTGTCTCCTTTTTTTCGGTTCTGGTTGGGTTGCTCAGGAAAATCGCGCGGCGGCTTTTCCCGCCGCGCGATTCAACCTCAGCAGCCCGAGGCTCAGTCGATGACCGTCCGCCCGAGGAACAGGCGGTTGTTCGCGCGCTGGTTCGCGCCCCACTTGTCCTTGACGTGTTTGATGTCGGCGTCCAGGTCCTTGTCCCGGTCGTCCTCGACCTGCGGGAAGCCCTTCCGCCGGGCGATGTAGCCCGCGAGAGGCTCGTCGGCCGACGGCGAGTCGATCCGGCGCCCCACGATGGCGACCTTCGACCAGAGGTGCGCGAAGACGGCATTGCGCGGATCCTTCTTGTCGAACGTGACGGCATGCTTGCCGCGCAGAATGATGATCTCCCGGCAGCCGATCCAGTTCGCGAGGTTCGCGAGGTTCACAACCTTGTCCTGGTTCGTCGACGGACGGCTGAGCAGCTTCGGATGCTGCTTGACCGTGTTCCAGACGTCGGCCGCGAGCCAGACGGTCAGCTCGTCCTGCTCGAGGTCCATCTTGAGCTCAGTCGTGCCGAGCCACCGGGCGATGTCACCCAGCGGGTCGGAGTTGGTGTAGTCGTTCCACCGGGCCGTTCCGCTGAGCGCCTCGACGTAGGACGCGTCGTAATTCGCCGGATTCTGGAGGAACGTCGCGACCGTGTACTCCATCCCGAGCTGGATGACGTCCATGCCGAGACGGCTCTTCTTCTCTTCGAGCGTCTGCGGGTCCGCGGCCTCACCGCGCTCCTCGTCGTAGTACGGCACCTTCACGCCGACCTTCACCGTGCGGTACTCGTCCTTGGCGAGCGAGACGTCGATCAGCTTTCGCGGCGTTCCCATCGGCGTCTCGAGTCCCTGGCGGATGACCGAGGCGTCCGGGCCGTACTCGGTGAAGACGCCCGCCTCCTTGTTCGTCTCGATGATCGGCCAGATGCCGCCGATCCCCGCGAGACGCGGGTTGCGGTACCCGGACACGAGTGCCGTGTCGTGCGGGTTGACCACTCTCACATCGTCTGTTCTGCTCACGTTTCACTCCCTCCCGTTCCGCGCTCAAACGTGCGGAACCTATTTCATGTGTTCCCAAAAATGTCAGGCGTCCTACGAGGACGCCATGAGGCCTTGCGCGATGAGAAGGTCGTTGATCGCGTTGATCGCGGTCCGCGCCTCCGCGTCGATGGTGGTGCCACCCGCCGGATCCGCGATGAACGCCGACGCGACCACGCCAGGGGCGAGAAAGACTTCCGCTTCGACGATGTCGCCGATCGCTCCGCCCTTGCGGATGAAGGCGTTGATCGCCTGGCCGGCCGTCGGCGCGACGCCGCGCCCCACGTTGTCGGACGTGACGAACGCGTTATTTCCTACCGTCCCGCCGAGCTCCAGCGAGTAGGTACCGATGACCCCGACCGGGAGCTCCTTTGCCGCGATCGCGAGGTCAGTGGTCGTGTGCTCGTCGGTCGAAATGCCGTGTGCTCGTGCCCCGGCAACCGCGAGCTGGTCGCCCACGTCGTCGACGAAGCGGGCCGGCAGGACCGCCGCGGTCGGCTTGCGGGGGAGCTGAAGCACCGGCCGCGAGCCTTCGTAAGTGATGTTCCCCATGATTCTTCCTCCCTGTTAGGCAGTTGTTGTCCTCGTGTCTTCGTGGTTCTCGTGGCCGCCTGTCAGGCGCGGCGCGCTTCCTTCTTCCGGATCTCGTTGGCCTCCATGTAGGAGAGGCCCTTCTCGGCCATGATCTGCTCGACGCGGGCCTTGATCTTCGCCCCCTCTTCGTCGAAGCGGACCGGCTGGCCCGCGAGCTCGCCCTCGGTCTCGATCCGGGCCTCGGCCGTCTCCGTCGTGGGCTCGGTGCCCCTGGCGATCGGCTCCGGCTTCTGCTCGGGGAGCTTCTCGACCGTCGACTTCGCAAGCTCGTAGTTCGACGCCGCGAGCTCGCGGATCGTCCCCTCGAGCGCGGGCGTGAGGCGCGCCGCGTTCGCCCTGACGAGCTCGTCGATTCGCGAGGACTTCGCCGTCTCGTCGAGCTCGGCAATCCGGGCCAGCACCGCCTCGTGCTCGGAGCGCGGCACCATGTCGGCCGGGTTCGCGAGCACGAGCACGCGCGCGGTCACGGTTGCGAGGTCCGCCCCAGGCTCCAGCCCAAGTACCTTCGCGAGCTCGGGCGCGAGGAGCGGCCTCTCGGCCAGACGCGCTTCAACACGTGCCTCAACCTCCTCGGCCGGCACGAGCCCGAGCGCCTCGAGGAGCGTCTCGATGGCGGCCTTCTCCTCGCCACCCTCAGCCGCCCGGGCCTCGGCGAGCATGTCGTCCGACTCCGGAATCTTCTTCAGTAGCTTCGCGAGCGCGTTACGGAGATCGTTGAACGAGTCCGTGAGGCGCATCCCCAGGGCGTACCTGAGCGAGGAGATCAGCTCCTTGCCGATCGCCGCCATTCCCTGCTTCACCTGTGGCATGTCTTCCTCCTTCTGCGTATTGATGTTCTCCTCGGCGGCGGCCGCGAGCTCAGCCCGCACACGCGCCGCGATTTGATCGCGCAGTTCTTTCTGGTTGTGACTCTTCGGCACGTTTGTCAGGCCGACCGAAAGCAGCCTGACCACGCGCCGCGTCTTCGGCTCGTAGAGATAGACGGGGGAGTGGTAGTTGTACTCGGCCACATCGCCCTCGCCGGCCGAGGCGAGGTAGCGGCGCGCGCGGCGCGTCCAGGTGATGTCTTTCGCAATGAGCCCGCGCTTGCCGCCCGCCTCGAGCGTTGCAGCCATCCCTGCGGCCGGTGACTCGATCGGCGGGTACACGTGCGTCTGGTGCTCATAATCGATCGCGAGCTTCACGGCGCGCTTTTCGAACGTGGCGACGATCGTTTTCTGGGAGAGGTCATCGGTCACGAACGTGCCGTCATCGTTCGTGTACGACGGGTACGGAAAGATGACCATTTCGGTGGGCACCCCGTCCTCGTCCACCTTCGCGAACGCCTCGGCGAGATCCATCGGCGTCCCGACCGTCACGGCAAGACCCGAAACGGCCATTTCGAGCCCTTCGATGTCGATTTCCACCGTCACCGGGTCACCTCCCGGGCTCCGGGAGACAAGACCCCCTTAGAACCCTTTTTAACGCTTTTCAAAAGTGGGGTGTTTTCCTTTTGACGTACCCCAACACCCCCCCGGGCGCGCGCCCCGTAGAGCCCCATTTCGCGCGACTTCCGGGCACGTGGCAATTTCGAGCTCGCGAGCCTCCCCCGGCGGCGGGATTCGGGGCGGCCTGGCCTCGCAATGCGGACCAGAAATCCGCCCGGCGCGCGCTCCAGCTCGAGGACGATCCGGCTCCCCGGTGTCTCCCCCGCGAAGACCTTGAAGTAGCGCTTCGTGAGCGTCCCGTCCGCACGCCTGACGATCCAGACCTCGTCCGCCTCTTCGATCGCAGGGAGGATTGCCCGGATCATGTCCGTGAGTCCGGATGCAACGAGCGCGTCATAACTCGCGCGCGCGAGACGTACCCCGTCGCCCGAGGCATCGAGGATCCATGTCCCGGTGGCACCCTCTGGAATTCCGATGAGGCCGCGGAAACGCTCCCATCCCTCCTCGAGCATGTCAGGCGTGACGAGCGGAGTCAGCTGGGGCAGAGGCGCGCCCGTGACGGAGGAGAGCTTGCCTAACCCGTAGTCGGCCGCCGCGTGCCCCGCCAGCTCGTCGGCGAGCTCGGCGGCGTGGCGTGCAAGGTCCGCGTCATCCGCGCCTAACAGATGCGGCGGAAAGTCGAAGCCGTCGAGCGGCAGGATCTGTTGCCCGTCGATCACGGGATACTCGGTGTCCTCTTCCGACTCGTAGATCGCGAGGCCGAGCTCACGCGCTTCCGCCTCGGTGAGAGAGATGACGTCGAGGTGACGCTCACCGTGGTGGTTCGGCGGCCAGATCCTCTTCTCGATCGGATCGCCCGCGCGCCAGACGAGTCCACCCAGGGCCCGGCAGACCGGCGTCGTCGACCCGTCACGCGGCTCGACCGGATACTGACGAAGCGGCCGCAGGCGGATGAGGTCAGGGTCCGAGAGCTGGCGGTACCGTCCAGCCGAGTACGCGAGCGCGTAGGCGTTCTGCCAGATGAGCTCCATCCTCTGAGGGGAGAGAAGCACCCCGTCCTGGCGGGCGAGGATGTCGCCGAGAAGAGTGGTGAAGTCCTCGCGCGTCATGTTCTCCTCGAGCGCGCGGGTGAGAAGAGCATGTGCCTCGCCGATCGCCCCCTCACGCAGGCCGCCCGAGATCGTGAACGCGCGCCGCTTAGCCTCGTCCGACATCGCATAGAACGCGGAGGGTGAGACACCCGAGCGCGTGCGGTGGTAGTCGACCGCCTCACGGAACGCTTTGATCACCGGCTCAGCCACGGACGTCACCTCTGCCGGTGAGCTCGGCGATCTCGATCGCATTCGTCATGACATTCCCCAGTGCCTCGTGCTCCGCCGCACCTTCGTCCCAGCCCTCGAGTACCGCGTCGAGCGCGGCCTCGATCGTTGGCGCCGCGTCAATCCGCGCGAGGATCTGGTCGGTGAGGCCCGCGGCCGCTTTCGCGATGAGGGCCTTCGTCACGCGCTCCAGACTCGCGGGGTCCGCGAGCGCAGGAATCCGCGTCGCCGCTTCGCCCAGCGCGAGGCGTGCCGCATCCTTCTTTTCCTTTTTGTCAGGCGGTGGCGCCGGTGGTGTGACGGCGGCCACCTTGCGCGGCACGAGCTTCGGCACGTTTGCCTGCTCGCGGATGTGCTCCGGGTCGATCGCCATGCCCGAAGGCTCGAGCGCTTCGTTCCACGAGACGAACGTCCGCGCGAGCTCGTTCGAATCATCGTCCGGCTTCCACTTGAAGACGACGTTAGGCGGCGAGGCAGCCCGGTCCCATCCGCGGTGGAAGCCGAGAAGGGGACGTGCGAGATAGAACCGCATCACCGAGCCGAGACGCCGTGCAACCGCACGCAGAATCTTGAGGTTCGTCTTTCGCGCGCCTTCGCCCGCGAGCGTACCGGCGCCAGGCTGGGAATCCGCGATGAGCGTGTGCCCGAGGTAGAGCTTCGTGACCTGGCTGTCGGCGAGCTCCTGAAGGCCGGAGAAAACGTTGATCGTGCCGTACCTCTGGGCCTCTTTGATGTCGATCTCTGTGCCCACGGGGAAGACGCCAGCAAAGTCTGACGAGAGCGCCTTCATCGTCTCGACCACCGATGGGCGGTGCTTCTCGTCGGCATAGAGCGCGACCAGGGTCGGCTTGCCGAACTTCTCGGCAAAGATGAGCCAGTCCGTCACCGAATAATGCTTGATGAGGAACTGGAGGACGAGCGCGCGCCAGAGCCCCGCCTCGCGAGCCGAGCCAGGCGAAAAGCGCGAGCGGTAGACGATGAACCCGTTAGGCGTCAGCTCCTCGCCCCGGTACGGGTCCCGCGCCGTGAGGAGTCTCACCTGGTTCGCTTGCGCGTTCCAGGTTTCGCGGCGCCAGTCGATGAGCTCGAACCCGGCCGGCAGATAGTCGTCGTCCCACTGAATCTCGGCGAGCGTGAGAAACGTCTCGCCGTGAAGGAGGTGCGTGAGCAGCTCGTCCCACTCCTCGATGCCGTAGAAGACGTCGGAGACAAACTCGGCGTCCTGCTCGGCCAGCTTCTTTTCGCCTGCCGATGCGGACTTCCAGCTCTTGCCCTTGACCGCCGGCTGGCACTCCCAGTCGAGCGACGCGGCATCATTAATAAGGATGCGGTTGACCGAGAGGAAGTGCGCGTCCCGGAGGATCTTCTGAACGAGCGCACCTTGCTCGGCCATCGGCGCATCCGGCCGCGCGAGGCGGCCGAGCGTCTCGGCGTCGATGTCCCGGATCTCGCGCAGGGCCCACGAGTCGCGCGTCCGGCCGACCTCGGCGATCCGCTCCGGCGGCCGCGCCGTCTCCTGGATCGGCACGCCCGCGGCGTCGTACAGTACGACCTCGGCCGCCATCAGACGACCCTCCCGATGGCTCCGCGCGAGCGGCGAGTCTGCTGCGGCACGGTCACATGCGTCTCAGAAGACCAGGGGATGATTGACGGCGCGACGAGCCGCGCGAGACGCGCCGAGCACGCGGCCATCCCGAAGTGGTTCGGCACATCCGCGAGGTAACGGGCGATCGTGTTGCCCCTCGCGTCCCGCTCCATCTCTCGCTGCAGCTTCTTCAAGTGCTCCGCGACGAGACGCATGACCGGTGTCTGCTCGTCAGGCAGGAGTAGTCCGTGATCCGGGTGCGTTGCGTCGCGGCAGAACTGATCGAGCGCGTCGTTGCGATCGATCGTGACGAGTTGGTAGGTCGGATTCGTCGTCGAGCCGTAGCTGCCGATTGTCCCCTCGACGATATGCCGCTCAGTCGAGACCGTGAGCTCACGCCCGGTGATGAAGTTCTGTAGCGCCACGCGCTCCGGAAAGATGTACGCGAGCTTTCGCGCGTCCGTGAGCAGCGGGTGCGCATCGGTGATTCCGAAGCGTGGACGGATCTTTGTGATGAGCGCGCCGACGCGCTCGACGAAGTGGTCGCTGTTGATCTTCTCGGCCCAGATAAGGCGCGGCCGTCCCTCGGGCAACCACTCTTCGGCCCAGAACCAGCATGCATTGCCCATGTCGATTCCGAAGAAAACGGGGTTCGCCTGGGGAGCGATGACGAGTGAGTACGGCCGCTGCATGCGCCGGATCTCGGCGTCCGTGATCGGCTGCATCGCCCCTGCGTCAGGCAGCGCGCGCTTCGACCGGTTGAAGATCGACATCTCGTCCGGGTCATCGAGGGCGTCCTTGTAGACCGCCATGATGTGGTCCGCGGAGATCGCGGGCATCGAGATCGCCGAGAGCCGGAACGAGTACTTGCGATCCGCTTTCTCGCGCTCGGGAAACGCGGCGACCCAGCGGCCATCGCGGGCAAGGTCAAAGGGCGAGTGGCACTTCGCGCACGCGCGCTCCCATTTTCCCCGGCGCTGCGCCATGCACTCGGGAAACAGCTCCTCGAGAACCTGGTTATCCTTCCGGCACTTCGGGCAGCGGAGGACGTACTTCCGCTGCGATCCCTCGTGCCAGGCGGCGTCAATCCCCGAGCCAGGGCGGTACGGTGCCGAGAGCTTGAACTGGAGCCGGAGCGAGGAGTGCATGAGACGGCCGCGCGCCCACCGCCGGTTCGTCGTCGGGATGAAATCGACCTCGTCGAAGACCTGAGCATCCATCGGCGAGGAGATCGAACCTAACATCGACTCGAGTCCGAGGATGCGAAGGTGCGCGCCGTCCAACTCCTTCAGCTGTCCTCGGTCGACCGAGGCGTCCTTGATGATTGCCGAGAGGAGTGAAGAGCCTTCAACGACGGGTTTCACGCGCGAGGCGCCGAACTCGGAGGCAAACTTGTCGGTCGGCAGGAAGTAACCGACGTTGTGACCGAGCTCGGCCGCGAGCCAGGTCACGAATCCGATCGCGCCTGTCGACGCCCCGAGCTGCTCGGCCTTCAGCAGAGTCACCGACGCGTCGGTGATGCGCTCCGTGACGATCTCGTGGAGGACGTCGAACACGGCTTTGAGCGGCTCGTGATCCCGCCAGGACCAGCGGCCGTTGTCCGTCGAGACCTCTTCCTCGAGCCAGGCGTCGAGCGTCCGGCGACGGCGCTTCGCTTCCCGCGCGCGGACCGCTCCCTGGTCGACGAGGTCATGCAGGACGCTCGTCATCGCGACTCCTCGAGGAGCTTGTGTGCCGACTCGTCGATGACGGCGAGTACCTGGTCGAGGAGCTTCGGATACCGGTTCGCAAGCAACGCCTGCACCTGCGCCTTGATGAGGGTCTGCGCCGCCCGTACACCGCGGGAGTGCTGCATCCGCGCCCGCTCCCGGGACGCGCCCGAGCTCTGAAGACGCGCGATCGTCTGCATCTTCGCGATCGCATCGTCGTCGACCGACTCCGATTCCAGGAGGTCGTCGAAGAGCTTCGTCAGTGCGAGCTGCGAGGAGGCCTTCTCCAGGGAGAGAATGACGTCATCGTCATCGTGCGCGAACTCCTTCGCGAGCTCGATGATCCGGCGCGCCTTCTGCCGCTGGACTTCAAACTCCATGCCCCAGCGGGCTAGCGCCGACCGCGAGATCCAGTAGCCGGTCCCGCGTACCTTCTCGACCATCTGATCGAGCGTCAGCTTCGGGCGCTCGAGAAACAGGCCCCGGAGGTACCCATCGAAACCTGCCTGACGATCGACGGTCTTCTGGCCGCGCTTGCCGCGCACGGGCGGGCCCTTCGGCTTCATCCGTGCCGGCTTCTTCACGGCGGGCTTCTTGGCGGGACCCTTCTGCTTCGTCGTGCGAGTCATCGGCCGGCCACCTTCCGAACCCAGTACCGAATCCGCGCCTCGGCGATGCGGTAATATTCGCGATCCAACTCGATCCCGACGAACTTGGCCGACTCGGCAATCGCGGCGCAGCCTGTCGTTCCCGATCCGGTGAAAGGGTCGAGGACGGTTCCGCCCGCCGGGGTGACGAGCCGGACGAGATGCCGCATGAGCGCGACTGGCTTGACCGTTGGGTGATGGTTCCGCCGCGGCTTCGCCTTCTTCTTCAGATTCGTGAGAAGCGTGCTCGATCGCTTCCGCAACTTCGTGCCTGAAAGGCCCTCCTCGCGCTCGGCCGTTGTCGGCTTGGCCACGTAGTAGAAGCGCGAGGGCTTCGCGGAGCCCTCGGTCCCTTCGTCGAGCATGGCGGCGGCCCCGGTGTCGAGCATGACGTTCGCGGGCCAACGGCAGGCGGGCTTGAGCTTCGAGCGGTGTTTGGGGAAGCCGTTCGCGTAGAGCCAGGCGACGCAGTCTTGAATCTCGAATCCCGCGTCCTCGATCGCGACTGCCATGCGGTGAAACGTCCGCGTGCCACCGAAGGCGAGCATGTATGCACCGGGTTTTGCGACGCGGTGGACCTCGCCCCAGAAACTCTCGTCGTGCGCGACCCCGCTCGAGTCCCATTTCCGCCCGCCGAGTTCGATCTCGTAAGGCGGATCAGTGACGACCGCGTCGATCGACTCGGCATCCATGAGACCGAGCGCGACTCGTGAATCGGCGCGGAAAAGTGCGACCCGGTCCTTCATGCCTGCGCGCGCTCCTTGATCGCTCGGTGCATCCGCGTGAATCCCGTATCGATCTGGTTGGACAGGTCGACACGCTCACGCAGGTCGTGGACCTGGCCTTTCGTCGCGAACTCCTCACGGAACTCTTTGCCGAGCCGCGCCTCGAGGACGAGGAGCGTGTTCTGCGTCTCGAGGTGCTGCTGTTTGATCGTCGAGCGGATCGAGTAGACTCCGAGCCCGACGAACCCGTTGAGCAGGATCGACACGATGAGCATGAGAAACGGGGTCATTGAGATCTCCGGCATCGCTCCAGCTCCCCTTCCAGCCGTATGACCTTTTCGCGTAGTCCCGAGTAAGCCTCTTCGCTGAGCAGGATTCCCGGGAACGGTGCGGCCTCACCCGCCTTCATCCAGTGCACCCAGATCGTCTCCGGCTGCCTGACAACGGGCGCGAGGTCCTTCCGGCCCCAGGCACACGAGGTGAGCGCGCAGAGGACGAGGAGGCAAAGGACAACCTTTAGGCTATCCGCCCAGGATGTCCCGCAGCTCTTGCTGGGTACGCGCGTCATCCTTTGCCTCCAACTCCTTTGCGAGCTCGCCGAGCTCAGCCGTTGTGTCCTGGTCACCCTTCTTCGCGCGACCCTCTTTCACGAGCGAGGCGATGAATTCGAGAATCGCCAATACGGCCCGGACGATGCTCATCGCCGTGCCCCGCGCATGTACTGCCGGCGGTGTCCCTCGCGCCGCTTCCTGCGCCGACGCTGCTCGCGGATCTCTTCGAACGTCTTCTCGATCCAGAGCAGAAGTGCGAGGCCCGCTCCGCTCGCCGCCAGGACGATGCAGACCGTGATCGTGTCGTCCAGAGGCATCAGGGCTCGGTCTCCCCGGGACGTCCAGACGTCTCGGCCGTCGGCATCCGGTGGATCGGGACCAGCGGCGCGCGCCGGCGCTTCATCCCTACCGCCTCACGCCACCAGTCGTTGTCAGGCAGCTCGGCCGTCATGCCGGCATCCGAGGCGACGAGCATCACGTAGACCTCGCGCGGGTTGCCGTGGGCGTCGCGCGTCGTCACCTTCGCGTTCGACAGAACGTGCGTCAGATCAACCCATAGAAGCACATGGTCCCTCCCGCACCGCTGCACGCGAACGATGTGCTCGCCGCCGCTCCACCCCTTGGGGCGGTACGCATCGCGAGAGCCAGGCGCTGGCACTGAGCTCGTCTCACTCCACCCCGGCACACCCAGGACGAGCAGCAACACACTGACCGCGACGGCGAGCATGCGACGCATCAGACCGTCAAGCCTTCCTTCGTGATCGCGCGCAGGATCACGTTGAGCACCGTCAGGATCGTCACCACCATCTCGGCCGAGATCTCGATCCCGAACTGCGCCGCGGTGAACGTGCCGATCGCGGCGATCAGATTCGCCCACAACGTTTTCGACAGGTACCACTTCTTCATTGCTCTCTCCCTTTTTCAAGGTGAGGGATGCGAGGCCGGCCGTAACCGGCCCGGCACCCCTCTAGTCGTGCAGGAGCGACGCGCTCCCGGCTACCCTCACGGGCTCTTCATTCAGTCGTGAATCGCAGTTTGGGCGCGAGCGGAATCACACGCTGTGAGCCTCCGCCACGTACACCCACCGCCACGAATCCATACAGCGGCTCGTCAAACGAGCAACCACCGCAGCCGATCGGGAGACCCTGGGCGAGCTCGAGCCGGCCGATGCCAACCGGCGTTGAGACCTGGTAGAGCGTCAGCCCCGCCGGCACGTCGAAGACCTCAACGCCTAACGGCTCGTTCGCGCCGTCGAAGACGGTAGCGCGCACGGCCGTGTATTTACCCTCGTTGAAAATGACGACCGCCGTATCGTGCTCGTCCGTCACGCGGATGAGCGGCGCTTCGGCCGTCTCGCCCGCGCGGAGCTGATAACGGAGAGGCGGAATCTCGAACGCCGTGACGTTGCCCTCGCTGTCGCGGTAGCGCGCGTAGACGCTCACGAAGGGAGAACCCCCGGTCTCGTAGGGCACGAGCCCGATACGTTCCCCGCAGAGGTACCCGCCGAAATTCTCGATGACAGCTGACTCGTCAGGCCCGACGGAGACGTCAAAACCCGATGGGCCGAAGGGGCAATTCGTACCGTGAACGCGGGCCGGCGTGTCGCCCGAGAACGTCGTCACCAGGAGATCCGTCTCCCAGGAACCGTTGTCCGCGTACACCAGACGCGGCCCGTCCTCGGCCGAGGCCGCAAATCCGCAGGAAAGAAAAAGGATGAGCAGCGCCCCCGCTGCCCATCCCGACCGCCGAACGTTCCCGAATCCACCCATCGCGCCCACTCCCGTCAGGTTCAACCGTTCACACGTTCAACGGTAGGCCGTTCGGGGGCGGGATGTCGTCGATTCTGTCCTCTTATGACGCTTCTGAGCGAAAAGTTCGCTTCTGAGCGAAAAGTTCTCTTCTGTCGATTCTGTCCTCTTCTGTCGATTCTGTCCTCTTATGAACGAAATGTGCGTCCGGAATCTGGACGGAAGGGGTAGAATCGGCAAGTGATGACATCGACGAGCGCGCCGGAATGGTTGCTCAGGCGGCTGGCCAAACACCGGGAGTCGATCCAACGCACAGCAGACTTCTGGTTGTCCCAGGTGCGGCGCAAGCGGGGCCCCCAAGCGAAGCAGGACGTCGTCTACGTCGCTCGCATCTACGTGACGCGCGGTCTCGAGCCCTGTGACGATCACCGCCATGAAGAGCCGCCAGAGGCTGGGAGGCGGATCGATCGGGCGTGGTGGTGCTGTCCCAGGTGCTACTGTTCCGTCGGCTACTCGACCTACGAAATCGGTTCGTCCATGAGCGTCACGTAGCGCTCGAGCGACGAGGCCCGCACGCGCCACGGGCAGTGGCACGACTCGTCCGGTCCGCACGAGCCCCGGTGAAGCTTGAACCCGTGAATCACTCCGTCACGGAGACGGCGGATCACCGCGGCCGTCGAAAGGTCCAGGACTCGCGCAACTTTCTCGGGTGTCAGCAGCCGGTCGGTCTCGGTCGTCAGCTCGCTCCCCCCTCGCAACGACGGTTCAGACAGCCATCACCTTGATTCTAACGTCGTTGTGAGGATTTTCAATTCATTTGCCCGGGAAAACAGTGTGGCCCTATTGACAGCGTGGCCCAATTAACCCATATTGATGGAAGGAGGGTAACCCCATGCACGAGCTCAACGATCTCAACCAATGTGACAGATGCGGCGAGGTGATCGCGGACATCGACGCCGGCTTCTCGCCCGCGGTCCAGGAGATGGCGCACGACTGCGGCGGTGGCCAACGCGGTACGTGGAGGCGGCCGACGCCGCAATCACTCGCGCGCTACGCGGCAGACCTTCCGGTCGAGTCGCTCGTCCGCGTCTGGTACGACGAGGATGACGATGCGTGGGTGCATGATCCGTGGAACACGCTGCGCCAGATCGCTGCGACAGGTGAGCAGGCGACCGCCCTCTCCGGATCCGCCCTGCGTGTTGCATCAACGTCGCGACGTCTGGACGTCATCATCTATTAGGAGGCAACGGAAATGACCCGGATCTACGCGCAACGCTATTTTGTCAAACGAGAGGACAACCGAATCACACTCTACGACGACCACGAGGGTCGAGCTGCTCTCGACCTGCTCGCGTATGGCCGCAGGCGCACGTGGACAATCAGCCCCGCCGAGGACGCGCCGCGCGTGGAGCGGTGGCTGCATCGTCTGCTCGGGGACACCAATCATGACGTGGTCGCTGTCGAGGGCGCTCTCAGGGACAGCCGCAGCCCACTCCATCCGGTGGGGATCGCTGAGCGCAGGTATCTCGTGACATGGGGCGGGGCGGATTCGTGATGGCCCGTATCCGCAATCAGCAGCTCAAGATCTACCTCGACGAGGCCGAGGCCGCGCGTGTGACGCGGAAGCTGCGTCGCCGGACGTTCGCGGATCACATGCGGGCGCTCCTCGGCCTCGAGACGGTCGGATTCGACTTCCGCGGCGAGGGGCCGCACGCGCTCACGCCTGGCCAGGCGCGCGTCTCGGTGACCGACGAGGAGCGCGACGCCGTGCAGGCTCTCGCCGCCGAGGCCGGCATGCAGGCGAGCGACTACTGCCGCGCCCTGTTAGGCCTCTCTCGGCGCCATCGCGGCACCCACCGCGGTGGGGCGCCGCTCGGTAACAGGAATCGACGAGGGGAGTAAACTGTGCTCCCATCAATGATCCACGGCCTCGAGGCGCAGCTTCATGCAACTTCCCTCCTTTAAGGAGAGTCGCCCGGTCGGCATCTCCTTCATTACGAAACCTCCGCGAGCGTCTTCCTTGCCTGTGGTGAGAGCTTCCCTCCCGACATCTGATCGGTCTCGCGGATCACGATCACCGCGTCGAGTGCGCCGGCCTCGGACTCATCGAGAAGCGTGACCGTGGCCGACTGACCTGGAAAGGTTCCGAGTGCGTCACTCTTGTTCCGTGTCTGCGGGTCGGCGAGCGTGAAGTAGCGGTGGCCTTTCTCGAGCGCGAGCTCGGCGGCCCTTCGCAGCAGAAACTGCGATGTGCGCTCGGTCGAGGTGTAGCCGTTCCCCTGGAATCGCACCTGGTAAACATTCCCGGCGAGCTGCGTCTCCGAGAAACCACCACTCAGACCGAGCGGCTGATACGTGGTGCAGAATGTGGCAAATAGGGCGACGGAAAGAATGGCAACTCTGAGCATGGACGGACTCCTTCCTCTTGACGTCGGAATCTCGCCCGTTCGGGAGACTCCCTCTGAAAGTTGTCTTCTCGTCGGCGCCCCTCAGCGCCGTTGCCGTGTGACCGGAGCGTGCACAATTGTTTGAACCGTACCGATCAAACGCCACGTTTCAGGATCACCGAGCTCCACGGGTTCGTTCGCCTCGTTGTCCTTCAGGAGGCGTACCCGGCTTTTCCGCCGGTCCCATCGGCCGATGATCGAACCCATTTCGTTCACGTAGACAGCCACCACCTCACCGTTTTTCGGATCCCGCTTTTTGGTGTCGATGAGCACTTTCCAGCCGTGCTCGAATGTCGGGCTCATCGAATCACCCGCGACCTTGATGACGCGGTGCAACGGGTCGCGGATCTCCCGGCCATGAAGCAGAAAGCCGTTTTCGATGTCCGCGTCAGGGTTGATGCCCACCGGTCCGGCTGCGACTTCGTAGACCTGCACCTCGACCGCATGCAGCTCCCGTGGGTAGTCGAAGTCTCGCTCGATGAACTCGGACGGATCGACCGGAAACTCCTCCGTCCATCGAGGCTCCGTAGTGGGCGCCCCTTCGGCGAGTTCCTCTCCGGCCTCGTGTATTAACTTCCTCTCGGTCCGGGAACGCCGACCAGGTTTAACTGGTTGCCTAACGTTGGCTAGAACCCTGCCCGCGCGATCGAGGCTAACCGTCGCATCTGTGATAAACCGCTTGAGCGCGACGAGATCGACTGAGTCCTCCTCCGGAATCAATTCAACCTCACCGATTTTGATCTGCTTCAGCTTCAGCGCTCTGGCAATCCGTCCGAGGACCTCGACCGATACGGACGCCGCGTCCTTCTCGACGGCCGACAAGTGCTGGCGACTGACGCCAGCCTCTCTGGCAAGTTCATCCTGGGTGAGAGACCTCTCCAGGCGAGCTTCGCGGATCGTGCGGCCGAGCATGGTGTAAACCATAGCTTACGTTCACCGAGGCCGTTCCGCAACTCTTGAATATTGTTTCTTGACAAGCTGACTTGCGTCAATTATCATTTACGTCATGCAAGCGAAGGACAGGACGGACCTCGCCCGTTTCTTGCGCGAACAGGGAATCGGCCTCAGCGAACTTGCACGTGAAGCAGGATTCTCGCGCGTCCATCTGCACAACGTCCGGGCCGGGAAGGTGGAGCCGTCACGTCAGTGCATCGCCGCCGTGACCGGTGCCCTCTGCCGAATCACCAATAAGCGCGTCAGGCCCGAGGACGTCTTCGATCTTCAGTCGACCAGGAGGGCCTCGTGACGCTTCTTCTGCTGGTTGGTCTCCTGCTTTTTCTGTTTGGCTTGCTCGTTGGCCAGGAGTTCGGCGATCGCCAGACACCTTCACTCACCCCATCACACCTTCCGCCTCTCTGGGAGTATTTCTCGCCGCAACACTTCAACGAGAGGTGCACGGTGGTTTTTGACGAGCTGGCCGTGTCGCCGCCTAACGCTGGTGACGAGGACGAGATCGCCGACAACGTCCGAACGGTCGACCGCTACGGCCGACCGATCAGGGTGAGCAGCAGGAACCTCCTTGACGAGACGGGCTGCACATGCCGCGAGCGAAAGTTCCGGCCCACGCTCGGCAACGACGCAATCTGTGCGTGTCGAGTGCGGCGATTCTTCGACACTTATGGGCTGCGCGCCTGGCTCATCGAGAAAAAGCTGGGCATTCGCCCCCGAACCGTGCGTGCATGGCGTGCCGGCCGTAGCGAACCATCTGCCGAAGAGAGGCGCGAGATCATCCGGCTCGCCCGCCAACTCCACCCTGGGAAATACCCCGTCACGGTTGCCGACGTGTGGCCCGCCGACGCCGCGACGCCTGAAGAGCAGCGAGCAATTGCTCTCGCGGAACGGCGCGTCGGTGGCATCGTGGAAGTCTTCAACTTCCATCAGACCTACAGCGGGTCGCTGCCCGGCCACCCCACCCCGACGCTTCTGGACATCGTGGTCTCAGCCTATCTGCAGGGCGTTCACGACACGGTGCAGCTCACGACCGAGCGCGGCTGGCTGACCCCCGATGGAGCTCCCCGGGAAACGGTGGACGCATGAGCGCGAACGCGGAACCGATGCGCGCTCTTCGCCACTTCAGGGTGGGGGCATCCTGGGCGACGGAAGTCGAATACAGGCCGGTCGTTCGGGATCAGGAAGCAACCCTCGCAGTCTGGTTCATTCACGCGCCGGGGCTTTCGATCGCCTGGAGTGAGTTCGTGCTCTCGCTCGTTCACCTGCGTCCGATCGAAGGGGTCAGGCCGGCATTCCTGAGTTACCCGGAAGCGGAGTACGAGCTGATGGTCATGGCGCTCGACCCGCAGCCGAAGCCGGTGCCCGGCGACGTGTCGACCTGGCACTTCCTCCGGCCCGTGAACGTGGTGGTGCAGTTCCACGGGTGCTCCGATGCGGAGGCGAAGGAGATTGCCTGCGGTTGTGCCAACGCGGCACTCACGGGCTACCTCGCGCTCGAGCCGGATGGAATCGCCGGAGCGCGTGAGCAGTGGCACGCGTCGATCGTCGCGACGGTCGATCACTACCGGGGCAAGCACCCAGACGGGGACGTCCCCACGGAAACGGTGGACGCATGAGCGCGCGCCGCCTGACAGATGTCGCTCTCTTCCTCGTTGGCTCGTTGATCGGCTGGCTTCTCGTGCGCCTTTACGTGTTCGGAGGGTCGCGATGACGCGGTTCACGCGCGAGGAGCTGCACGCGATGCTCTCGGCGCTCTGCTATGTACAGACGCTCGAGGAAGCCGAAGGAGGGCTCGACGCCTCGTTCCTGGCGCGCTTCCCCGCGGTCGATCTCGACGCGCTGATGGATGCATTTGATCGTTGCGGCGAGCATCTCGCCTGGGTCCGCAGTGAAGACTGGGCCGCCGAAGCCGAGGCGGAAGGCGCGGATATCTCGGCGCACGTGACCCGGCAAATGCCTCCGCCGGCGGCCTGGACGCGTGCCGAGCTGCGTGAGGTGCTGCGCGCGCTCGATTACGCACTCACTCCGTCAGGCGAGCTGACCGCACGCTTCGCCTGGACCTTCGAAGGGGATGTGGCCCGGGGCGAGCTCACGGCAGAACACGTGGACCAAGCCGCCGTCAGGTGCACCGCCATCCTCTACGAGCTCGCCGCACGGAGAGAACGGAGGCCGGCGCGATGACCGACCCCTGGATCGTCGACCTCGTCTTCGACCTGTTGGTGCTGTTCTGGTTCCTTCTGTGTAGATTTGTCGCCGAGCTCATCGGCCTCTGGTGTGGTCTCGCCATTCTGGACTTCTTCGGGCTGATGCGTTTCCCGTGGAGGTCCCGATGACCTGGCTCTCGGTGGAAGCCGCGGCGCTGCTCCTCGGGTACTCGGAGGGGAATGTCCGCCGCCTCGCGCGCCTGGGTAAGTACGAGTCGCGCCGGGTGACGAGCGGCAAGAATGCGCTCGCACTCGAGATCCGCCTGACATCACTCGGCCCCGCGGCCGTGGCACGCTGGATCGCAGAGCACCCCGAGGCGGGGCAGCCTGAAGCAGGAGAATCGCAGCAGCAGGAAGCGGATTGCCGTAAGCCGGCGTCGTCGTGGTCTGACGCGCCGCAGCCCGTTCGTGACCGCGCGGTTCTCCGGCTCGAGGCCGTCCTCTCGTGGCGCGAGGCCGAGGCCCGCGCGCGCACCTTCTCACCTCCAGGGCCGATTGCGCAGGCTCGCGAGGCGTGGCTTGCCGAGTTCGCTCGCAGGCATCCTCGGATGAAGGTCTCGCTCGCGAGTGTCAGGCGCTGGGACGCGGCGTATCGCTCCCACGGGAGAGACGGCCTCCTCGACGGCAACGACGGTTCGGCGCGCGCGGGCCGGTTGACGATCGCACCGCACCACCTCGATGAGTTTCGCGCCGAGTACTTGCAACCGTCGCGCCCCACAATCGCTGGCTCCTACACCCGGGTCAAGCAGGCGGCAACCGCCCGTGGCGAGGAGATTGCGTCCTACCACGCTTTCCGCCGGCACGTGGAGACGATTCCGCAGCGCGTGCTGGCCGCGTTCCGCGAAGAGGCCGACTCGTCGATCCGTCCCTACGTGATTCGCGAGTACGACTCGCTGCCTGCCTATCACACTCTCCAGAGCGACCACCATCAGATTGATGTCGCCGTGCACTGCGGCGACCCGCTCTGCAATGTCGGTCATTACCCGTGGTGGACGGTCTGGGTGGATGTGCGTTCACGGCGGATCCTCGCCTCGGAGTTGTACGTCGGTAATCCGAATTCCAGGCGCGTCCTCTCCCCCCTGAAGCGGTGTTTCCTCGCCGAAGGCCCGTGCGTCCGGCTCTATCTGGATAACGGCCTCGACTACAAGAAGGCTGCCGGGTGGGGTGTCAGGCATCGCGCATGGGGAAAGGCGAGGAAAGAGTTCCTCGCACTGGCTGACTGGACCGAAGAGCGGCTCCTCAACCGGTTCGCTCCCGTCGGGGCGGAGGTCATGTTCGCCACACCCTACAACGCGCAGGCAAAGCTGCTCGAGCGCACGTTCAAGACGTGGATCGGTCAATTCCACCGTTCGTTCGAGAGCTACCGCGGCGAGCTGGGTCAGCGGAGTGAGCGTGCGGAGTACCTGCGCAAGCACCCCCATGAGCTCCCGACTCTCGGCGAGCTCGTCCTCGATCTCGACAGACAGATCGCCGAGTACAACGCGACGCCTCACCGTGGCCGCGGGATGAAAGGACGGTGCCCGGACGAGGTCTTCAACGCTCATCGCGCACCGCGCCGTGATGTGGACCCCATGGCGCTCGCGCTCGTCTTTTACGACGTCATTGATCGCACTGTCAGGCGTGAGGGTGTGCAGTTCAAACCGCCGGGCTCCGCGTGGGAGAGTCAGTTCTTCAAGCTCGATGACGACAAGGTCTCCGCCGACTGGTTTGGGCGGAAGGTCCTGGTCTGGTACGACGAGGATGACCTCTCGGAGCTCGTCGTCACCGACCTCGAGCGCCGGTTCCTGTCTCTCGCGCGTCCACGCGAGCTCGCGTCGAATTTCACGTCAGACGAGCACACGGTTGACGCGATCAAGGCCAAGAACCGCGAGTGGGCCGCAATCAAGCGTCTCATCGCCGCGGAGAACCCCGCGGCTGGCAGGCACCTCGAGAGCGTGGCCTCGTCGGTCGAGGATTACCACCAGCTCCGCGAGGCACAGCAACAGCGGCAGGTTGCCGCTGCTGGCGGGGCGTCGTCAGGCGTCGTCCATCTCTTACCTCACGAATCCAAGCTGTCCCGCCAAGTCGAAGAGGCGCGCACGCGCGTCCGTAGTGAGTCAGGCGTCCTCCACATCTCCTCTGCCGACCTCGAACTTGCCCGCCAGATCGAAGGTCCCTCCAACGAACAACTGCAGGACTATGCCCGCCGGAGCGCGTTCGCGCTCTCTGAGCCCTACCACCGGTCCGGCAGAGGGGATGTGGAGGACGCGGGCCCGGAGCCGGTCGATCTCGCGGCGCGGCGCCATGAGCGCGCACTCGACGAGAAGATCGAGGCGGGGCTCTGCGGGTTCGATCTCGATTGTGAGGCACCCATCTTCGCCGAATACGTCTGCGAGGAGCACTGGAACCAGCTTTACGCCCGCGATTAACGCGGGAGAAAGGAGTCTTGAATGACCGTTGCAGAGGCACTCAGTATCGTGGAGACCGGACAAAGAAAAGGCTCGCTGTCGGGCAGCGAGCCAACGTCCGCGGACCGCATCGCGTCGGTGAGGGACCGGCTTAATCGTACCACGGATGTGACGGACAAGGAACTGAACAAGGCGACGACGTACTCGCTCTCGACCTTGAGCCAGTTCCGCAACAATAAATATACGGGCAACAACACCGAGGTTGCGGCGGCGATCGAGGAGTACCTCAATCTTCGCGAGGCGCAGGCAGCGATCTCGGCGCACGAGTTCGTGCCGACGACGATCTCGCGGCGGATCGAGAGGGCGATCGCGGTGGCGGAGACGACGCGGCGGATCGCGGTGCTCGCGATCTCGGCCGGGTGCGGGAAGACGGCGACGATCCGCCAGTATCAGCTGCGCCAGGCGGGACGGGCGCGGTCGGTCTACATCTCGTGCTCGCCCGACCTCTCGAACATCCACCTCCTGATGCAGGAGCTCTACTTCGCTCTCACCCGCACGGAGCACAACAAGAAGTCGCAGCTGCGGCGCGAGCTCGTCGGGATTCTGACGGGGACGAACCGCACGATCTTCATCGACGAGGCGCAGCACCTGACGGCCGAGGGCGCCGAGATGCTGCGGTGCATCGCGGACCAGGCGAACGTCGCGATGGTGCTCTCCGGCAACGAGTCGATCTACGAGCACGGATCGAATGGCAAGCGGCGGAGCGCGGCCGCTCATACGCAGTTTGCCTCCCGCGTGGTGCAGCGCGTGTGTCTCTCGTCCACACACATCGCGAAGAGCGACGTGAAGGTCATCGCCGCGCAGTTCCTGGACGCGGCGACGGTGGAGGACACGCTCGACATGCTGGTCGAGGAGACGCGCGGGCGCGGCCGTCAGGCGGGCGGGTTCAGACGCCTGGTCACGATTCTCACGCTCGCACAGATCTCGGCCGCACCTCGGCCTGTCAGGCGCGCGCACATCATCCGGGCAATCCAGGACCTCGAGGACGACGGGGGTGAGTCATGATCACCACTGTCGCCGCCGTCGTCGCCGCTACCGAGTGTGCGCACCGCTGGTGGCCACGTCCTGACATCGGCCCGGACTACAAGAAGGCTGCCGGGTGGGGTGTCAGGCATCGCGCATGGGGAAAGGCGAGGAAAGAGTTCCTCGCACTGGCTGACTGGACCGAAGAGCGGCTCCTCAACCGGTTCGCTCCCGTCGGGGCGGAGGTCATGTTCGCCACACCCTACAACGCGCAGGCAAAGCTGCTCGAGCGCACGTTCAAGACGTGGATCGGTCAATTCCACCGTTCGTTCGAGAGCTACCGCGGCGAGCTGGGTCAGCGGAGTGAGCGTGCGGAGTACCTGCGCAAGCACCCCCATGAGCTCCCGACTCTCGGCGAGCTCGTCCTCGATCTCGACAGACAGATCGCCGAGTACAACGCGACGCCTCACCGTGGCCGCGGGATGAAAGGACGGGCAATCCAGGACCTCGAGGACGACGGGGGTGAGTCATGATCACCACTGTCGCCGCCGTCGTCGCCGCTACCGAGTGTGCGCACCGCTGGTGGCCACGTCCTGACATCGGCCCGGACGTCGTGCGCTGCACGAACTGCGCGATGACGGTGCCGGTGCGCGAGCTCAGCGAGCGCGAGCGCGTGAAGGCGTTCGCCGCACATGTCGTCCGCGTCTACCTCGAATCGGGAACGCAGCCGAAGGGTGGGCCGGCGAGCTTCGCGAGCGGGCAGTGGAAGGTCTACGTCTCGCAGCACGAATACGCGGCCAGCCTCGAGCAGGACTTCTGGGAAACCTTCAACCGTGAGTCGGAGGTGCTCCTGTGATCGCGCTCGAGCTGACTCAACAGGAGGTGGATGCGCTCGAGGCGCTGCTGCGGCATTTCGACTCGATGAAATCGGATGTCGGGAGTTACGACTCGGTCGTCGATCTGATCGCGGATCGCGTGGGGGAAATCGTCCCGTGTCCTTCGTGCGCGCTGGCAGAACACCTGTCCTCGCACCTCGACGCGCTCGAGGAGCTCACGATGTCCGCAATTGCACTTCGCCCGTTCGACTTCGTCCTCCAGGCGGTGACCGACAAGTTGCAGTCGGCGGCGCCGCCGAGGAAAGCGAGGATCGCATGAACTTCCGACGCCTTATTGCCTCGGTCTCTCTCGATGGTGGCACGTATGTGCGCGAGCTCGAGGAGCGGTGCGAGGACATCGCAACACAGCTGTACAAGCGTGGGGAGCAGCTCGCGTCCGAGAAGCATCACCTTGACCGCCTGAAGGTCGAGCACGATGCCCTGGCCCATGAGCTCACGGTGATTCGTTCCACGTCGTGCCTGCTTGTGGCACGGGTCAGTGAACTCGAGGCCGAAGTCGCCTATCAGACGACTCGCGAAAACGAGTTCGAGTCCGAGGCCTCCGCGCACGCGCGCGAAATGATCGAGATGCGGGGTGCGCTCAACGACGCGAACGCGCAGATCGACTCGCTGCTCCGTCGTCTCGGCGAGCAGCTGCCTCTCGTCGACGCGCCTGCCTCACCGCCACCGGCGCCGCCCGAGGTCGTATCGGACACGGTGCAGCGCCGCGTTTATCAGATCGTCAAGCTCGCCCTCGAGGACGGGTATAAGTGGTACTTCACGGACGGCGGATCGGAGAGCTTCAACGCGGCGATCCTGGACGAGGACTTCCTCGGCCGGATGAACCGCCGCGAGATCCTGTTCGCCCACGGCGACGCCCTCGAGGTCGACGTTCATATCGTTTCCACCCGCCAGGACAAGGCCTTCAAGACCACCTATGAGTTCGTGAAGGTCCGCCGCCACCTGGTCCCCGATCAACAACCCACCTTCCCGTTCAACTCGGAGGCGGAGGCCTCTGAAGGAGTTGTGTCATGACGACCAACTGTGTCATCAGTGAAGAGGTGTTCCGGGGCGGTTGTGACGCGGTGACGGGCGAGCTGCGCAACGCCTGGACGGCACTCGACCGTGCGTACAAGAAGACGCTGACGACGCTCGCGCGCTGGGGCGACGACCAGTGCCACGCCCACGGCGGAGCAATCAGTCAGACGCTCACTGATATCGACCGGATCAAGCGGTCGGTCGAGCGTCTCGAGGTCGAGGTCCGCCGCGCAGGGACGCCTCGCATGCCGTCACCACTGTAGTTGTCTGCGGTTGATCCCGCTCCGGTCCAATCCCGGCGCGGGGCATGGCGGAGACAACCAGAGAGAGGAGGTAGTTATGGCGAAGGCAGTAAAGAAGGTGTCCAACCTACGCGAGGTGCCGGGCCCCGCGGCGATCACGTCAATGGAGGACCTCGAGTCGCAGCATACCGAGGCAGCGCGCCTGCAGACGGAGATCGACACGATCGAGGCACGACTCAACGAGGAGCAGCAAGCGCTCAACGAGGAGCGCGCCGCGGCGCTCAACCCACTGAAGGAGCGGCAGGCGGCAATCGTCGACGCGATCACCGGATATATGCGCCGGGTCGAGCCGTCACTCGATAAGAAGACGATCACGCTTGCGTGCGGCGCGGTGTCAATCAGGGATGGCGCCGAGGTCGTGACGTTCGCGTATGGCGCCAACGTCGAGACGGTCGCACAGAAGCTGCTCCGGTTCCCGACGCTCGCGCACCTCGTCGAGACGAAGCTCGGCGTCGCCAAGGACAAGCTGCGTACCGAGATCCCCGAGAAACTCCGCGCGCGCCTGGGCTTCTACGTCATGCGCTGTGAGTCCTCGGTCACGATCAAGTACGACCTGAAGAAGTACCAGAAGTGGCTAGCGGCCACCGGGAACAAGGCCGCACGATGAGATCACGTTTCACTCTGCTGCTCGCGTGCCGCCTAGCGGTCATCGGCGGCGCTGTCATCGCGACGGAGCTCGTCGTGACGCACTGGTTCTTCGCGAGGCTCCTGACAGGCGAGTTGCAGTGGTGGGTCATGTACGCGGTATGGCTGACAGGTTTCGGGTCGGCGGCAGCGCTCGCGGCCGCGTGGCTCGAAGGGTGGGCGGAAGAGTTGATCGAGAAGGGGGTGATCTATCTAAGTCCAGACAAAGCGAAATCCCGCCTCGGTGCGCAAGCAAAGCACTCACCTCATTGTGTTGCGCGCGGAACTGAGAAAGACGCCGGGGCGGGATCGTTCGAGGGTGGCACCTCGAGCCTGACGAGCAGCCAAAGCTGATGCAAAACGCGTTCAATTTCACGAGCTCTGCCGAGGACCAGGACGCTCTGCGTGTCCTGCACGTCGTCAGGCAGAGGCTCGGGAAAGAGAACGCAATCTCGATGCACGAGCTCGAGCGCCAGCTCGAGATCCCGGCGCGGCAGATTCAGATGATCGTGAAGCTCCTGGTTGAGGAGCGGAACTTCCCTGTGGGCACCTCGACGAGAAGGCCCTACGGGTACTACTGGATCACGAGTGAATGCGAGCGCCGTGAGTGCCGGAATCACTTGATCCGTCGCGCTCTGTCGACCCTCCGTCACGCCCAGGCGTTCGATCGCGATTCAATCGTCGCGCCGCTGGTCGGCCAGCTCGAGCTGACCGTGGGAGATGAGTCGTGAGCGAGCTTTGCCGGCGATTCGGCTGCGGCCATCCGCTCGAGGATCACAAGGAAGTCGAGAGGGATGGTGCCTACCACATCTATGGCTCGATTCGCTGGTGCAAGGTAATGGTCAAAGAGTGCACCGTGGCATTGGACGAGCCGAGTCTCATTCCCGTCGTCTGTGCTTGCCCGAATTTTTCCTCCGTCCCCCTTTGCTCGCACGGAGGGAATTCGGGCTCGTACCACGGCCGGCGCTGCCCGGATCTGCGGGAGGGTGTATGAAGTACAGGCCCTCTCCCACCACGCCGCGTGATACGTCCACAGGACGCTTTGCGTGCCCTCATTGTCCTCATCGAGATGTGAAACACGTGCCATGCGTTCGACACGGCGGGACTCACGGCCATTGCACTGGGATGCTCCCTGATCCCACCAACCCGCGCGGTCTGCTGTGTTGCCGCTGCACCTGGCTGCCGGGGGCGTCGTCGTGATCTCCAAGCAACAAAAAGCGATCCTGCACGTTGCTTCGGCCAAACTCCGCCTTGACCGCGATCAGTACGAGGCGATCCTGCAATCCGAGGCCGGAGTGACGAGCTCGTCCGACCTCGATCGCAAGGGCTTTGATCGCGTCATGCGACGCTTCGAACACCTCGGATTCCACAACGTTTCGCGAGCGAAGAAGCGCGCGCCTGCCGAGCCGATCACACCTCACCAGCAGCAGCTCATCCGCGAGCTCTACTCGGCACTCGGATGGCATGAGATCGAGCGCCAGACGGGCTTCAACCGTCGCCAGGTGCGCAAGCCCTGGCCCCAGACCAGGCGCGACGCGAACAAGGTGATCGAGGGCCTGAAGGCGATCACAAAACGGGCGGCCTTACAGGAGGGATGAAGTGCTTGCGCTCATCCTCGCTCTGGCACTCGGCGACGAGGTGTTCGCACCTGACAGGTTGATGTGGGTACCGACGAGCGAGCCTATCTCTGTGAGGTTGTCGGCCACTGTCGATTCGACGGCAATCCGTAGCGTCGTCCGCCTCGTGGATCACGGAGATCCTGCGGATCGATGGGACGTCGTCATCATCGGCGACGGGTTCCGTGAGGACGATATCGCTGCCTACGACGACGCCTCACGTCGCGTGACTCAAGCGATCCTGACGGCACCGCCATTCTGTGACGTGGCGTCGGCGATCAACGTCCACCAGGTTAATGTGATTTCACACGAGTCGGGCGTGTCGGATCTGTGCTCGGGGGTCGTCGTCGACACGTTCTTCGCTGCCAGGTCGTGCGTTGGGGGCCTCGATCGAAGGATCGGCGCGGACAAAGCGCTCGCGCGGCAGATCGTGACCGAAACCGTGCCTCACGCCGACGCGATCATTCTGCTGGTCAACACCGCCGCCTATGGCGGATCTGGTGGCGGTGGTGTCGCCGTGGTCTCACTCCACCCACAATCCGCTGACATCGCTCTGCACGAGTTGGGGCACGTCCTTGGGCTCGCAGATGAGTATCCGGCGTTATCGGATTGTGCAGACCCTGGCGGGATCTACGTCGGGGATGAGCCTGCCGCGCCTAATGTCAGCCGGTACGGCGACGGCAGAAAATGGGCGACGCACCCTGACGGCCGGAATCCAACTCCCAACCGCGTCCAGTCATGATTGCACATCGTGTGACACCAGTAGCAGCCCGTTCCCCGACGCTTCGACGGTCGGTGCGTGGGAGGGCGCCCAGTACCACCATTGCGGACTCTACCGGCCATCGCACCGCTGCAAAATGTACGGCCTCGGTTACCCGTTCTGCCGCGTCTGCGCTGCGGCAATCCGCACTGCGATTGGACCGTATCTGCCTCGCCGCAGGGGGGTCCGCCGCTGATTTTTTCGACATCTCAAAAGCCACTCAAAACAGCCCCAAAATGTCCGCTGATCGCTGAGGCCATCCAACAACACCTAACTCTCTCGGCTACTTGCACTTCGGCGCCGCCATCCGCAGCTTTTCCACAGCTTCACGAAATGTCCGCTGATCGGAGCTAAGTCCTTTGTTTCCGTCCGCTACTACCCCGCGAACCCTCGGAATGTTTGCAAACCAAGTGCATTCAGCCCTCGGGGCGGCGGCGCTCTGACACCGATCAACCCACTCTGGGAATGTCACTTAGGTCCTCCCGTCCCACATTGTCCCGCAATATCCCACATTGCAAACCATCTGCAAACCTACATCTCGCCGGGCCGGCACTCTCGCTACCGGCGA